ATGGATGCTGTGTTAACCAAGGCTGAAAAGGATGAGCTAATGAGCCTATTAGGCTTAGCTCCTACTTGCTATGGGAATTTGCCCCTAATGCAACAGAAATATAAGAAGGCCTCTCTTAAATTTCATCCTGATAAAGGAGGAGATGAGGAAAAAATGAAGAGATTAAATTGCCTTTTTGGAAAGGTCTACAACAGCTTCTCTGATTTAAGAGACCAGCCTCGCGGTAGCTGTTCCTCACAGGTAAATTTATGGGAAAAAACTGTAATTACTACTGCTGATTTTTTTGGAAAGAAATTTGAGAAAAACTGTGTAAAACATTATCATTATTGCATATTAGAGGGCCTTTCCAAATATTGCACTTGCATATGCTGTCTGTTGGATCAGCAGCACCACCAATTAAAAAGGAAAAAAAGCAAGCCTTGTCTTGTATGGGGAGAGTGTCTCTGCTTCAATTGTTATAGAAGTTGGTTTGGATTAGACCTGAATACAGAAACTCTGCACTGGTGGAAATTTTGTATCTACCGTCTGCCTATGGAATGGTTAAATATTCTGGGGGATATAAAGCTCTCCGACTGGTAAGTTCTTTTTCTTTTTAGGATATACCTACTTATGGAACACGGGAGTGGGAAGCATGGTGGGAGGAATTCAACCATGGAGCTGATGGAGATGACCTCTACTGTTCTGAAAATTTAGATTCCAGTGATGAGGACTACCAGCCACCCCCCACCTCCTCCTCAAGAAGAAGCCCCAAGACCTCTACCCCTCCTGACTCTCCTTCCCCTCCTCCCACTCCTTCTCCTTCCCCTCCAACTCCTTCTCCTTCTGAGTCTTCTTCTTCTGCTGGTTCTGGGTGGTCTCCTCCTCCTAATCATCCCTCCAGCTCCCCCCCAACCGACCCCCCCCCACAGAAGAAGAGACGAGGAGACTCCCCCAACACCACCCAGCAGAGCTTCTCCACGCCGCCGAAACAGAAGAAGATGGACTCTCCAGAGGATTTCCCTGAGGAACTCCGCGCCTGCCTAAGCAATGCAGTTTTTAGTAATAAGACTGTGAGTGCCTTCCTGATATATACAACGAAGGAAAAAGGACTAGTGTTGGTGGATAGTTTGGATAAATTTGATCCTAACTATAGAGGCTGTTTTAAATATAGAGATTACTCTCTTGTATTTCTTCTCACTCCTGGGAAGCATAGAGTTACTGCTGTTACCAATTACTGCAAACAATTTTGTACTGTAAGTTTTATAATGTGTAAAGCTATAATTAAGCTTTTAGATTGCTATGATTTGTTAAATAAGGACCCCTTTTCTATTATGAAGGAGAACCCTCCATATGGCTTGCACTCCTATCAGTTCCAGGATCCAGTAGATAAAGCAGCTCCAGGGGTTAATTGGGTACAATTAAGTGACTTTGCTATCAAGATTAAATGTGAGGATCCCCTGTTATTAATGGGATTTTATCTTGACTTTGCCACTATCCCCGGGGCATGTAAGAAATGTCTTTCTAGGAGCATCAAGTTACATTATACAAATCATGAAAATGAGCACAAAAATGCTTTACTATTTAAAGAGTGCAAAAGCCAAAAAACAGCATGTCAACAAGCTTGTGATGCATATACTGCATCTAAAAGACTTAAAATTCTGGAAAGTAGTAGAAATGATCTCCTTCTTGAAAGTATGCAAGAAATTCTGGAGAAAATGGAGGATGTTCTTGCAGGGCCTATGATCTTCCTTGAATATATGGCGGGAGTTGCTTGGTTATCTTGCTTAATGCCTGATTTTGATGAGGTAATTACAAGAATTATACAATATATGGTGGAAAATACTCCTAAGAGGAGATATGTGTGCTTTAAGGGGCCAATTAACAGTGGTAAAACAACTGTTGCTGCAGCTTTACTTGATCTTTTAGGCGGGAAAACATTAAATATTAACTGCCCCCAAGATAAATTAGCTTTTGAACTGGGCTGTGCTATAGACCAGTTCATGGTGGTCTTTGAAGACGTGAAAGGACAAGCAGGAGATAATAAGGATCTGACTCCTGGCCAGGGAGTGCACAATTTGGATAATTTAAGAGATCATTTGGATGGTAGTGTGAAGGTAAACTTGGAAAAGAAACATGTTAATAAAAAGAGCCAAATATTTCCTCCTGGCATTGTAACCATGAATGACTACTTTATCCCTCCTACATTACAAGCCCGCTTTGTTCAAACTATAAACTTCAGGCCTAAACAGTACCTTAGAAAAAGCTTAGAAAAAAATTTGAGACTCTTGCAAAGCAGGATTCCCCAATCAGGAATAACTATGATGCTTCTGTTAATTTGGTGGCAACCTGTCAAAACTTTTGCTGATGAAATTCAAGAAAAAGTTGTGTACTGGAAGGAAACATTATGTAAATATGTTCCTTATACTACTTTCTTAGATATGAAGCATAACATTTTGCAGGGGGAAGATCCCCTCTTGAATATTGTTTGTGAAGTTGACTCTGATGAAGAGGAACTAAAAAATACTGAAGATTCTGGTGTTGTTCCATAAAGCTTGCTTTATTTTTGTATTTTTTTTTATGCAATAAACTTTTACATTGATTTTGAATCATTTGTTTCCATTGGCATACTACAACATCTCCTGGGGGTAGTAGGACTTGGTCTCGGGGTTGGAACATAATCCTTGGAGGGTGGGGATGTCTCTTGCTTAGGAGCCTTTGCAATAATATTTGGAAACGGAGTATAAATCATAGCTCCTCCTTCTATTGATGATTTTGGCATTTTTAGAGAAGGAGAAGGGGGAGAAGCACGAGCTGCTGGAGCTGCCACATTGGGAAGTGGAACCCTAGTTTCTTGTTGTCCATACTGGTCTACATATCTATCCATGTCTGGATCTCCAGGCAAAGGCTCAGTTCCATCATAAATTCTAACTTCTTCCACTTGAGACTTGTCTCCAATCATAGGCTGACCTTCCATTGTGGGCATAAGACTGCTAAAGAGGGAACTAAGCAAGGATGTAACAGGATAAGGATTCTTCACAATCCTTTTCCTCAATGTTACATTAAAGTAACGGGGCAATCCACGGTACTGCATCTTTCCACTGGGATTAACAAAAAAACCAGCAATGTCACAGCAACTGATAAATAAACCATCTCCTTTACATAGTGGGCCCACACCATTCTCATCCAAAAGTACAGTTGTAAGGGTGTTAGTAAATTGTAGCACAGGGGGAGTGGTTTGTCCGCCAGTGTAGCTTCCAAAGTATCTTGAGTTTTCATTCTTGGAGGGATCAGGACACCACACTTCCACAGGATAATATCCATCCCTGTTGAGTTTTCCCTTTGCTGTTTGGTCCAGAACTTGATTTACTGCCTTCAAAGGCTTGGGTACAGAAACCCCACTGGGATAAGTAGCTCTATGATTAGCTACTACAGCTTGCAAATCCAGAGGTTCCCCTCCAACAGCAAACATGTGATAAGAACTCCCTTCAATGGGAATTGCAGCACCATAAGTGTCATACATTTGCTTTGCATAAAAATGCTGGTTAAGGAGGGATGACACTCCAACAACCTCTGTTTTTACAGACACTGCTTCCCACATTTGAATAGTATCACAGGTCATATCTTCATTCAACAAAGGCAAACTAATCCTAGCACAAGAGTATGTGGGAAGGGTATCAGCTGCAGGACTATCAGAAGTAATTGCAGTAGCCACTGTAATTGTCTCACTGTATCCATACATCAGGTCTGAAGGTTGATTATGTCCCATTCTTGGATTAAGATAGGCCTCAATGGTGGTGATGCTATCAGGGCCTGTTTTTACAGCAAGCACTTCAATGCCCCCTTTAATTATCAACTTAGGGACAGGGTTTGGAATAGGACAGGTTTTACTACTGCTTCCTTCTTTTCTTTTTGGGGCCATCTTCTTCAGCTTCTATGTGCTCAAGATAGGAACTCCAGGTGGGTGTTATGTCCCCGTAGAGACCTAGAATTAAGGGAAGCATCCAATCAGGGGTTGCTCTTTGAAAGGCACCTCCAGGAGGCTCATATCTTTGTACTACCTCTCCAGATTCTTCTGGAGATTCTATGGTTAACCTCTCTGGTGTTTTGATTTCAAGTCTTCTGGCCAGTTGCCTAGCTTGGGCAGGGTTGATGGGTGGTAAAGCTCTATAATATTCTTCAATGGCTGAGTAAGCATGAACAGGCCCATTAGTGACTACCCATCTTGCTCTCTCAATTACTCTAGCCATGGTATCTTGAAATGTTTGTACCCCTCTCAAAGTTAACTCTCTAGTAGCATGGGTTATTTGAGCTCTACTTTCCCTCATAAGAGCATCCCAGATATTTCTAGCTAAGGAGTGAAACAAGCTCTCACCCCAATCTGCTACAATATTAACAACATAACTAAATGAAGACACTCCAGGGAAATAAATATCAAATAGATCCTGAGGAATCCAGGGAACTAGAGCCATATTTCTGTTCACAACAGATACTTCGTGTCTGCCAAGTTGAATCCCCGCGGCCACCAATGAGCTGGCACCTGAAACAGTTTGAAAAAGAACTCCTAGGCCTACTATATCTTGAAAAAAACCAGGCATAGCAGATAATAATGAGAAGGTCTCAGCAGATAATCCAAGAGAGGCTAGAGCATCCAAGGGACCCATAGTTTCAATCAACATTAAACTAGCCACTTGAGCTTCAACAGATGCTGCTGCTTCACCCGCGAGAATGGCCTCAATACCAAAGCCAGTACTTGCACTCAATTCAGGAAGAAGAGTGAAAAGGTCCACCACTATGGACAAAACGCCTCCCATTTTCTCCCTAAAAAATCAAGAAAAACTTACCGTTAGGCCCAAATTTTAAACTTCGCGCCTTCTCGGAAGAAACCCGGAGTGAAAAACAACCTAAAAGAGAGGTTGCTATGGTTACTCAAGAGGAAGTGTGTTGTGGTTAGGCACACAGGAAGCTAGCGCGGTTGAGGTGACTGGAACCTGCACCCTAATTTAGATGGGGTTGCTAAGCAACCACCTGCTGACATTTGCAGATTTCCGGCAGAGGAAACTGATAACCACTAGGGCGCGCAGAACTTTTTTTCAAGGATAAATAGGGGCCTGGAGGCCTTCTGCCTCTCACTCCTCTGAAGAAAAAGGGAGAGACTTTTGGCAACC